GTCTTTCATCCCCTCTAGGTAGTTTTATCAAGCATTTTCTTAGCGGGGAACCTAGCAGGCACATGAAGGTACACAACCTTCACATGCCTGCTGTCGCACCTGGTCTCACCATCAAGCAAAGGAGAACGAAACGCGAGGTTTATGCGCTCTAGAGTCCTCTTCGGGCCCTCACCCTATGACAGATGTCTCCACAACGGGCGTCACAATCCTATGACGTCCTCGGGGGTCTTGCCGTGTGGATGGGGTCTCCATCGAGCACAACGCCCTCACAAGAAAGGATTGGTGTAAGCGTTGGTGAGATCTCGGGGCACGCCCCGGGGGTACCGGGGCAGGGGCTCGCCTTGGGCCATGATCAACATATCGGGTGCAACGATCGGTAAGGGAGTGTGATCGCTGGTCTGTACATACCAGGAACACCCACGCGCTTGGTGCCACGTACGACCGTTCCATCTCAAATACAGCTCCAGTGTGTCTGGTAGCCGGATGGCAACGGGAGGTTCGCGGAGCCCCACAAGATCAGGGAGTGTCACGTCGCGGTAAATTGTCAGCCGCGCGGATCGCCCGCGAACCAAGTCGGGTACAGGTCCACCCAACGGATCACCAATGCGCCATTCATGTAGGAGATAGTGCTCAATGGCCAACTGTTCTTTGACAGAGACCTTGAACACTAAAGCAAAAGCATCACGCGCAGACTGGCTGGGTTCATGTTGGACATACCCATGCTTCTGAGCATACTCACGCACAGTATTCTCATACCAGTCTCTCTCCCACACTGCTTCCGATTCACTGCATATCGACCACAGCCGCGCACACATAGCCCACGAGATTGGACAACCAGGGTACTGGGCGACATTGGAGAGTACCTTCGCCTTCGCCAGACCTAGCTGTTTTCGTGACGACCACTTCTGCGCTGCATCAGTCAGCAGGAACTTTGGGAGCATACGACGCGGGTCCTGCAGCAAGGTACCGTCTCGGGCACAGAAATCCTGACAAAAGCCAACCTCTTCCATTGTGGTATGGAACTCACGCTTCACTGCGAAGCCCATCTGTACACAAGCCTCGGAATACCGTTCCAAGGAGAGGTGGCCCCCGTGCCCGACAATCATGAACGCTCCGTCATCACCTTCGAACACCCCATGTAACGTGTCAGGAGCAAACGGGAGACCAGTCACCTGAGACACCACGAACAAAGTGACAAAGTAATTGGTCAACCCATTGCCTATCGACGTCCAAATATCACCTGAACATCGACACGTCATTCGGCCGAACCAGCCAACGCCATGCGCACATACTGGCCTGTCTTGTAGAGACATCAAAGTCTCAAAATCATCGCGGAACCGTTGTGAACATTTGGACACCACATGACGAAACACAGCACGCTCGATCGATAGCCTCGTCTCGGGACGTAGGCTACACTCGAACGTGGAGAAATCGGTTCCAACAACAGCATCTGCAGGAAACAACACCTTGGTGGTGAAGTCAAGCCGCTCCGCAGGAGTACGGCGCTTCACGAAACCAGCCATATCGGCG